AAAGACTTTGACCGATACGGTCGTGATGACATCAAGCGAATCGTGAGCAAGTCACGCATGCTGGAGTACAGCGTTGCGCCCTTGCCCATGAACGAAGACGCCATTGCCGTTCAAGTCACCAAGCAACTCAATGACATTGGCAACGTAGCCGATGAATGTAATTGTTCGCAGGCATCGTGCGAGACCCCTGAGAGCGTCAACTGTCGGCAGGCAGTTGGAGAAGCAGAGCAGGCATCGGCGACTCAGCCAGAGCGAAGTTCTATTGAATCTGAAATGAAAGGTTTACCCATGTCGGAAGATATCCGAAAGAAAATGATGGTTGACCTCAAGCCAGACATGACCATTGCCGAACTCGTGGCTGCCATGCAAATGGAGGACGAGGCCGACGCTGTGCGTGCTGAGGTTGAGGAAGAAGTCGAGAAGGCTTCAACCAAAATGGAAGAAGACAAGGAAGAAGACAAGGCTGCCAAGTCCGCTGTCGCTCTTGTCGCTGATCTGGTCAAGAAGCAAGCCGCAGAAGGTCGCCGTCGTGTTGCCGCTGCTACGCCTGTCGTGACCGCTCCAAGTGCCACTGGCAATCTGAAGCACTTGAAGGACGCTGAAACCGCACACGGTATCGGTCAGTTCTTCTTGGGTTCGATGGGCAACAAGTCTGCTCAACAGTGGGTGTCTGACCGCTACGGCATCAAAGCCCACGGCGAAGGCAACAACTCACTCGGTGGCTTCTTGGTTCCTGACGAACTTGAGCAAGCAATCATCGACCTGCGTGCCAAGTTCGGCAAGTTCCGTGCGAACACCCGCGTCTTGAACATGAGCCGAGACACCTTGCTGATCAACCGAATCGCTGGCGGTTTGACCGCTTCGTTCGTTGGTGAAGGTTCCTCGATCACCGAGACCGATGCTTCGTTCGATCAAGTCTCCTTGGTTGCTCGTAAGGCTTCCACCCTCACCCGATACAGCCGCGAGTTGGCAGAAGATTCAGTTGTGAATCTTGGCGACTTCTTGGCTGGCGAAGTGGCTCGTGCTTTTGCCAACGCAGAAGACGAAGCAGGCTTCAACGGTGATGGTGGTTCTGGCAACGGCGGCATCGTCGGACTCAAGAACGCTGTTGGCTCCGCTGGTCAAAAGACCGGCTCCGGCAACGCTTACTCTGAGTTGACTCTTGCTGACTTCACCGGCACTGTTGGTCTGGCCCCTGAGTACGTCTTCTCGCAAGGCACACCAAAGTGGTACATGTCCACCCAGTTCTACCACACCGTGGTTCTGGATCTTCTCGCTGACGCTGGCGGCAATACCAACCTCACCCTCGCTGGTGGCGTGGCTGTGCCTTCCTTGTTCGGCTACGAAGTCGTGCTTGCTGATGTCTTGCCTAAGACTGAAGCCAACTCCCAACTGTGTGCCTACTTCGGCGCACTCGAACTCGGAACCACGATGGGCGACCGTCGGCCTACCGAGATTGCCGTAAGCGAAGACCGCTACTTCGAGTCCGATCAGATCGGTGTTCGTGGTACGACTCGCTTTGACATCAACTGCCACGATGTTGGTGACAGCAGCGCCGCCGGTGCTATCGTTGCCCTCAAGACGGCTGCTTCCTAATTGAAAGGTTGAACCCAAAGTGAATCCTTTGCAAGACATCACCTTCAAACACTTCTCTGAGTCCGACGCTTCGGCAACGACCAAAGAGATTGACACCCTGAACGCTGACTACCTCGTTGTCCAGTTCTTCACCTCTGGTGGTTCTGACGGCGCGATGGCAGCCCTCAAGTTGCAAGAGTCCGACGCTTCTGGTTCCGGTCAAGCCGACATTTCCGGCACTGACTTGTCCAGCACCGTCACCTCCCCAACCTCTGTGGCTGCTGACGATGGTTGTGCTGTGTACGTTGTTGACCTTCGTGGTCGCAAGCGCTACATCACCATTTCGTTTGACGGGCCTGCCTCGTCCAGCAACTATGTTGCAGCGTTTACCCTCAACGATCAGCGACCAATCACCGCAGCCGACGCCGACTGGCAAGGCCGCGTTGTGGTCATCTGATCACTCACACCCGTGACCTTCCTCTCAAAGGCCCGGCAGTCCAATCGTGGCTGCCGGGCTGAGGGGGGAAAAGGAGACTGCTGATGGCTCTGGCTGACAACGCACTCGTATCTTTGGCCGATGCAAAGGCGTACATGGGGGTTGGCACATCCGGCGATGATGCCCTGATCGAACGCCTGATCAACGCAGAGTCAACCCGCATCGAGCGGTACTGCGACCGCAACTTCAGAAAGCAGTCATACCGTGAGTCATACAACGGCTCCGGGCAACGACGGTTGCGGCTTCGCAACTTCCCCGTGATCAGCGTGACCCGTGTTGCCATCGGCAGCAAGTTGGCGTTCACCGTCACCAGCGATACACCAAGCGACCTGCGTGCAGTCGTTGAAGTGCAAGATGACCGCTTGCAACTTACCCGGCACGCCTCAGATGGAACCAAGACGCACACGCACTTTCAGTTCACTTCGAGTGGCAAAGAGACAGCGCAAGGCTTGGTCAATCACATCAACACCTTCAGTGGCTTTGACGCCACGCTCTCAACCAACTGCCTGAGTCAAGACCTGTTCCGCACTGGCGGCGTGAACGTCATGCTCTCATCGGCACAGATCTACTTCCCTGACCGCGACGATATCCCGTATCGGATCCACGATGACCGTGCCACGCTTGAGTTCATTGACTCTGCTGACATGCTGTTCTTCGGCAAGCGGACTGACGCAGGGCTGCCGATGCCACAAACCTTCGCGGGCATCCTTGTTGAATACGATGCCGGGTATGACGGCTTGACCGAGATACCTGCTGACCTTGCACAAGCCTGCATCGAGTTGGTGCAGTACGCCTACAGCAACAAGGCCGAGAACCCAACCATGCAGTCTGAGTCAATCGGCTCATACTCGTACACCCGTGCATCCGATCCCATCCGATCATCGGAGCGGATCAGAGAACTTCTGGCCCAGTTCATTGATAGGAAGTCATGAGCGTTACCGAACTCATCACGAAGCATGGCGTGTCAATCACCATCCAGACCGCAGGAACCGCGAACGATGCGTCAGGCTTCCCGGTGCTGACGTACTCGGACGGCTCAACCGTCACCGGGTTCATTCAGCCAGCCGGTGCGTCGGAGCCTTTGCAAGCCGGTCGTGATGAACTGGTGATTACGCACCGTGTCTACTTCGATGCAGGCGTGACCATCGCACCAACCAACCGGCTGAAGTTCACCGATCCGGCAGACAGCAGCGTGCGGTTCCTGGAAGTGGTTGGCGTGATCAAGCCCGGCATGTTTGCTGGTGCTGCGTCCCTTGCCCACGTTGTGGTTGACTGCTCAGAAGATTCAACGGCGGTGGCATGAGTTATCAGTTCAACAACAAACTGGTGATGCAACTTGGTGAGGCAATGGCGTCCGATGCGGTGAAGGCTGCTGGCTATTTGTTGCAACGTAAAATCAAGCAGCGGCTGAACCTTGGCAAGTCACCGCCTGCCTCTATCGCTCCTGCTGGCCCGTACAAATTGACTGGTGATCTTGGCAGGCGGATCCAAGTTGATGAGAGCAAGGCCAAGGGCAAGAGTCCAAGTGTACGAGTGGGAACCAATCTGGTTTACGCTGCTCGGCTTGAGTTCGGGTTTGTCGGTGCAGACAGCAAGGGCCGCGTGATCAACCAAGCAGCCCGACCGTACATGCGTGACTCGTTGAGCAACAATGTCAAAGAGATGCGGAAAGCAGCGATTGCGGCGGCTGAGAAGGTGTTCAGGAAGTTCGCAGCACAGCGAGGTGGACGATGAGCCAAGACGTTGTAAAAGCGTTCTACACGCAACTGATCAGCGACACCAGCGGTGGCTCGTTCCACGCAGCCGTGAGCGGTCGGATCTACGAGCAGGAAGCCCCAAGCATGGAAGCCGTGCCGCTGTCCACGTTCCAACTGATCAGCGCACCGTTTGAGCAGACGTTCAACGGCAGCACAATCAAGGACTATCTGTTCCAAGTCGATATCTACAACAGGAAGCAGGACGGTATGACAGCCCTCGGCGGCATCCAAACCAAACTGCTTTCGCTTATGAATAACAGCACGCCAAGCATCGACAACCACGGGCGTGCGAAAATCGAATGTACCAACGACGGTATTCGCTCAGTCGAGGGCGAGTACCTTAGAGTCATCACTGAGTTCAGGCTTCGCACTGGGGCCGTCACCTAAGGAGCCAACACATGGCAAACCGTATCACCGGATCCGATGGTCAATGCACCGTTGCGAACCACAACATCCTCTTCAACACTTGGTCAGCAACCTTCTCGCAGGTTGTCTCTGATGTCAC